CTTTCTGCCATTTTATTTCTTCGATTTGTATTTTAAGTTTGTATTAGTAATAACTTACAGTAATACTCATATAAATATAAACAAAATATTCAAAACACAAATTAATTATTAAGAATCGATATTACAAACTATAATTTTGTTTATAAATTAATGCGTTGGACATTTAATAATAAAGATACGAAATCATTATGGATTTGTTGCTGCAATTTCCGGTGATGGTGTTGTTGCACTACCGGATGTAGGTGACCACGGCATATCCGCTGCGCCAACATCTAATGTCGCAAATTTAACAGTATCTATTTGTTTTTGTATTTGTTGATTGATGTGAGACATATAATTCGATGGAGCCGAACCACTTACATAATTTTTAACCCATCCTATAACCAATTCTTCGGTTAAATCACGATAATCTACAAAACCATCTGCGTTTAAATCTTCAACCGTAAACGGAGTTGCACCATTAAATGTCCCGGAATTACCATCTTCATCGGTTGCCGTTATTTTCCAATTCGTACCAACAATAACATCAGTTAAATCAACTGTGTTTTGTTTTTTTAATCCTGTTAATTTCCATTCGTATGTAAATCCCATAATGTGTTTATTTTTAATAAATATTAAACTTTTTTATTTTAATCTTCTAACGAACCACTATAATAATCAGTAGTTAATAAATGTTTGTATGCTTGTTCTATATGATTTAATTCAGATGGAACTTGTAAAAAGAAACGGCAATGATGGTCCATTCCTTCAGTTCCAATAGATACACCATATTTATTATCTGATGGGTTTCTTCCAATAAACCCAATTGGTTTTGCATCTGCTTCTCTTGCAGCTTTATCTTTCCATATAGTTACCGATGCTTCTGCAACATATCCAGCTTTCCAATAAACTTCGTTTCCTATTTGATTTGCACCAAAAGTTACACCATCTGGTCTTGTTGGGTCTGGAGGTGCAGGTACATTTGATGTTCTTTTCTCAATTGCAACATTTGTAACTACATGATATGAATTTGGTATAACTACACCAGTTCCTGGTAATTCGTAATCTTTAATTAGTGCCATATTATTATCCTTTAATATTAAGTATTAAATTATTTAAAATTTCTTTTAATTCTTTAATTTCGTCTGATTGTTTTTCTATTATTTTATTTTGTTCCTTAACTGCTTCAATTAGTATACCAGCCAGATTACCATATGCAACTCCATACTCATCATTAACACCACAATAAGTTACTACTTCAGGTAATACTTCTTCAACTTCTTGTGCAATTACCCCAACTTGTCTTTTCTTATCTACATCATCAATTCTATTATAGTAAACTCCTCTTAATTGTAAAACTTTATCTAATGCAGAATCTATTGTTTCTATATTTTCTTTTGCACGTCTATCGGAATACGCCACAATGTTTTCAGTAGCGTAGATACCCCTACTAACATACATACCATACGAAGGTGATGTTGAAGATGTGTTTACACCTACACAATTGTATGGGAAATAATGATAGAACATCCATCTACCAGATTGATAATAAATACCACCATTACCACCTCCATCAAACATTACAACCGGTGTATTACCTACATCAAATAATATACCACCATATCCATTTCTACTACCATCAACTCTCCATGTTCCATAAGTTGAGTTATTTGGATAGAAGTGTGCAGAGTTTAGGTAAGAATAAATTCCATGATAACCGTCCAATCTCTGCCAAGTATACCAGAATGAATAATTTGATGAACCACTTAATTGTATTAACAGGCTACTCATTGGGTAATCATCGTAAATTCTAATACCTTCATACGAACCAGCATTAGCTCCCATTTTAATACCGGTATGATATGCAATTCTTAAATCCGGATAAGGATAACCCCATCCACCACCTTCTTGGAAGATAGAATATGCATGTGCTCCTTGCCCAGAGTTACCACCAACTCCAGTCATATCATATCTTGCTGCTCTCCAATAGTTGTTAGCTTCACCAGAACTTAATTGAGAATATCCGGTTGGGTCACAATAATATGATGTATTATTTGAATCATAGAATATAGGTGCTCTAGAAGATTCAGCAGCTTCAACATAAGATGTACCCCAATACAGACCTCTACCCATTAGGAATCTATTAGGTCCACTTTGGAATATAAATGCCGATGCTACCCTAGTACCACTATCATGAACAGCAAATTCCCATTCATCTGCGCAGTTTGCTAATATACCAGTTGTAATTGCACCTGCCCAACTACCATTTAAGAAGTTATAGTTATAAGATGTACTACCTACTTGAAGAACGCCAGGATATGCGTGTGAGTAATTGTTTTGACCAACACATAAATTAACAATATATGATTGTCCGTTGGGGTCCATATACCTTCCAGTATCATTTTGGTCATAGAATATTGGTGCTCTCATTGAACCTCTAGCATACCAATTATTACCAGTATCAACCCAAACAGATGCTGGATATGACCAGTTAATTCCCACACCATAATGTGGGTTATAGTTGTTGTCATACCATCCAAAACTCATTTCATCCGGGTTTCGGTTTGCAATACCAATGCCCCATCTTCTAAATCCGCCGGCAGTTTTAATACCAGTGAATGATAAAACACCACCATGCGTTGTATTACCACTATCTGCGTATGAATTAATATAAAGATGTGGATAATATGGTGCATTCAATACCAATCCATATCTATCACCATCAGGATATACTGAAGTCGAACCATTCGTTGCCAATGTATCAGGTCCTAATAATAATGAATAATATCCAGATGAACCAACAAATCTTCCGTGATTTAATCTAGAATTAGAATCACCATCCAAATAAAATGCAGTATTTCTATCATAGTAAATTGGTGCGTTCATTTGGTCTCTTGCCCAAATTCTAGAAGAAATTCCCGCAAATGTAGTACCATAGTTCATTACCAACAAGCCGTGGTCATTTAAACCCAATGATGCTTGTCCTCCAGCGTTTGGATGTGACCAAGCTAAACCATATAAAGAACCAGGAGATGAACCATCAATTGCCAATTTATATGAATCACCCATTGCGAATACACCCTGGTATCTAGTAGATGTATAAACCCCCACAATAGATTGTCCGTAGTTGTAATCTAAATAAATGTTATTGTTTGTATTGATTCGGATTGGTGCGTTGAAGTTTGCAACACCACCACCACTATTAGAGAAACCTACTCTTGATGTGTATTGATTAGAACCATTCAATGAGAAGAATCCATTATTTTCCCCAGCAAAATAACTACCATCAATTAATGTAGATACTTGTCCACTTGCATATAAAGTAACAAACTCTCCACCAGAAACATTAATGCCCCAATGTCTAGTAAATCCATAAGAAGCGAAATCGGCCATCCAGCCACCACTATTATACCAAACCTGTGCACCACCAATGGTCATATTTGTGGCGTTGATACCTGATGTGGTTATTTGTGCATAGTTACCACCATTACTACCTGCTATTCTAAATCCAGTTCCAGAATAAAATACCAATTCTTCCCAATCATCGGCTGCATTCCATAAAAAGTGGTTTGTATCACCATTAGTTCTTAGGTATAATCTATTATCATTCAAACCATAAGAACCGGTCATATTTATACCACCAGAAACAGGAATTGCGTATCCAGAATAGTTTCCAGCATGCAACATTGCTCTCCATCCACTTTGCCAGTTTGTAGTACCATACCACCCGTATCTATGAAGAATTTCACCCTGATAGAAATAAAATTGGTCATGTTGGTGACCTACCAACCCATAATATTCAATCAATGTACCATATGAAGATGGTGCTCCACCTTGAGTGTAGTTATCCCACATTCTAAATGACATTGGTTGTGTACCACTTCCAGTACCATGTGCTCCCCAACCAAAATCCCATTCTCTATAAGGGAATGTTACTTGGTTTACTACTATTCTATTACTATTCCATAAATAAGTTGTATCATTTTGAATATAAAAAAGTGGTGAACGTAAATTACCGGTATTGGAATCAGGAGTTATAAAAACATCCTGATTTGTCATTCTTAATGTAGTAAAATTGGAATTACCTTCAGTTCCTGTATTTAAATCAATTCTTTTTGATGCACCTCTATTGGAAATAATCATTTTACCAGCGCCATCGTGATTCCAACTGAAACCATCTGCGGTATATGCTGCATATGTTCCAAATGATTGTGATGTACCACCTAATCCAAAAAATCCTTTATGTGAATTATTTTCTCTAAAATCTATTAAACCATAATGAGATGCGTTATCTAAATCTAATATAATGGTTGCTCCACTACTATAATTATTTCTTAATCTTGTTGAACCATATGATTCAAATCCACCATCCGTTCTTAATACATACGGAGTATAAGTACCATTACTAAATTGATTAGCCTGGTTTAATCTCAACCAACCATCGGTTGTGTCTAGTGCTTGTTTGTTATTACCATAAAGATAGTTGGTAAAAAATAAATTGTTTGCAACATATAAATTATTTGTTACCCTTACATGCGTATCACCTTCACCAACTGAAAATAATCTAGTTCCTAAATCTTCTGAATCAAATATCCTAACCCCACCATAGCCAGCTTGTGCACCCATACGAATACCAGTGTGCCATCTTAAATCTAACTTAGTATAATTACCTCCAAAGTTTTCTAAGTTAGTACCTATGTAATAATTTGAATTTGCATCACTATCACCTCCACCAAAATGTAATCTAGTAGAAGCTACCGAACTATATGCTTGATTGCTAAAGTTTCCGCCAATTACAACTCTATCTGATGTTTCGAGTGCATTTAAGCGAGATGTACTACTATTAATATAGTATGATGTACCACCTACATAAATTGTACCATCTGCTCTAAAGTTATATGGGGTATAAGTACCACTACTAAATTGATTAGCTTGGTTTAATCTTAAATAAGAATCAGTTGTATCTAATGCTTGCTTACTATTACCATAAAGATAGTTTGTAAAGTATATTGGACCTGATGACCTAAATGAATTATCTGCTTGATTGAACTGCCATTGAGAACCTGCAGCTGTTGCTGTTCCCATATGAATACCAATGGTATCTAAGTTACTATAAGCTCCAGCATTTCCTTGGAAGTAACTTATACCATATCCATCGGCATTTCCAAATCTCCAAATTGGATTTCTAACATTACCAGCATATGTTGTACTATAAAATCCAGATGTACCGGCCGCATAAACTCCAGTTGAAGATATTACCTGATTGAATGTTACATTATCAGTTGTTCTCACATACTGATTCATATTATATGCATAAGGGTCACTTACACTATCTAATATCAATCTCCATGCAGTCCAAGAGTTACCACTACTTACACCATAATCACCAAAACGAGCTTGTAATCTAGTACCACCATAAACAGAACTATATGGTGTATATAATTGTAATGAACCACCACCACCAGCATATGTTCTCATCATCATTACAGAACCATAATTTGGAAATCCTTCTGCCGATGAAACAAATGCGTTTGTTATACCTTGTCCAAATGAAGTTGGTAAGGTTGCTGCATTCCAACCATAGTTAGCCAATGCGTTTAGTAGATTAGCCGATGTTGCTATACCACTTAAGTTTGATGTTACGTTTACAAATGTAGGTGAATCGGTTGTTCTAAGATTTTGATTCATTAAATGAACTTCCGTAGCCCCCTGTCCGGTATTTACGGTTGCAAATGTTACAGCATCGGTTGTACGAACCGCCTGGTCCATTGCGTACAATTCATTTGCACCTTGTCCAGTATTTACAGTTGCAAATGTTACTGCGTCCGTTGTACGAACATTTTGGTCCATTGCATATAATTCATTAGCACCTTGTCCGGTATTAACGGTTGCAAATGTTACAGCATCGGTAGTTCTTACGTTTTGGTCCATTAAATAAACCTCAGTTGCACCTATTCCAGTATCAATTGTACCACTAAGAACTACATTACCTGATACGTTTATAGTATCATCAAATGACCATCTATCCGTACTTTCATTCCAAATGAATTGTTTTGTTGCCGCATTACCTCTCTTAATTTCTATGCCGGCATTTTCAGTTGGTGCCGTTGATGCTCCAATATCTGCATTTAATGTAATGATGTTATCACCTACATTTAAAGTTGTTGTATTAATATATGTTGTAGTACCACTTACAGTAAGGTCACCAGTAATTGTAGCGTTACCAGTTACTGTTAATAGAGTACCATTGAAAGTTAAATTTGATTCTACTGTCCCGTTTGGTGCACTTCCGTTTAAAGTAATTACACCATTATCAGTTGTACCAGTTAATGCCAATAATCCGGATGTACCAGCAGAACCTGATGTACCACTACTTCCACTTGTGCCAGAAGAACCCGATGTACCACTACTTCCACTTGTGCCAGATGTACCTCTAGTACCGCTTGTGCCAGATGTTCCCGATGTACCGCTTGAACCAGAAGTTCCCGATGTGCCAGATATTCCTGATGTTCCCGATGTTCCTCGAGTTCCACTTGTTCCAGATGAACCTGATGTACCACTACTTCCTGAAGTTCCAGAAGTTCCACTTATTCCAGATGTACCAGATGTTCCTCTAGTTCCACTTGTGCCAGAAGTTCCCGATGTACCACTTATTCCAGATGTACCGGCACTTCCACTTGTACCAGATGTTCCCGATGTACCACTTATTCCAGATGTACCAGATGTTCCACTTATTCCTGATGTTCCCGATGTACCAGAAGTTCCACTACCAGAAGTTCCAGAAGTTCCTGCCGAACCACTTGTACCAGAAGTTCCCGATGTTCCCGAAGAACCTTGTGCTCCACTTGTACCAGAAGTTCCAGATGTACCGGAAGTTCCTGATGAACCCCCTAATCCAGAAGTACCTGAAGTACCCGATGAACCACTGCTTCCAGATGTTCCAGAAGTTCCTGATGTTCCAGAAGTTCCCGAAGTTCCCGATGAACCTGACGTACCCGCTGAACCACTACCACCACCAGCTCCACTTACTCCCGAAGTTCCAGAAGTTCCTCTTGTTCCCGATGTACCAGATGTGCCTGATGTTCCCGATGAACCTGCAGTTCCGCCAGCTCCAGTTATTCCCGATGTTCCGGAAGTTCCTGATGTACCGGAAGTTCCTGCAGAACCGGCCGAACCAGTTCCACCACCTGCTCCCGTTATTCCAGATGTTCCCGAAGTTCCCGAAGTTCCTCCAGAGCCAGATGTACCACTACTACCACTTATACCAGATGTACCGGCTGAGCCTGTTGTTCCTGATGTTCCACTTATTCCAGAAGTTCCCGATGTACCTCTTGATCCCGATGTTCCAGATGAACCACTTATTCCAGAAGTTCCTGATGTTCCACGCGTGCCACTTGTTCCGGATGAACCAGAAGTACCAGATGACCCGGTTGTACCACTACTACCAGTAGAACCAGAAGTACCAGATGTTCCTGATGAACCACTTGTACCAGAAGTTCCACTACTGCCTGATGTTCCCGATGTTCCGGAAGAACCAGATGTTCCAGATGTTCCGGAAGTTCCTGATGTTCCTGAAGTGCCGGATGTACCAGAAGTTCCTGATGTTCCCGAAGAACCATCTAATCCAGATGTTCCACTTGTACCCGAAGTACCAGATGTACCAGATGTTCCACTTGTACCCGAAGTACCAGATGTACCGGAAGTTCCTGATGTACCGGAAGTTGCCGCTGCGGTTTTTATACCAATTTTACCAGTTGATGAATTATAAACTAAAACTTCATTTGTACTACCATCTTGTTGCAATGAACCATCTCCAAATGATAGTGAACCTGTTATCCCAACACTTCCTGTGAATTCTTGTTTATCGAGTTGAGAGTCACCAAATTTATTTGAACCAGATGAATAAATTATAGATGATGAAATATAAATTACTTTTAATTCAGTTGCATTTATTGTACCTGCTACTGTTAAGTCAGTATTAACTATTAGTCCTTTATTTGGAGAAATTATTGCAGTTGCCGAACCAGATTTTAATCTATCTAAATCACCAATAGATGCGGCACTTATATTAAATAAACCACCACCATCGCCTCTAAATAAAGATGCGGATATTGATGATGAAATATTAATCGAACCACTAATTTGTGTATTTGTGTTTATTTGAAGCGGATTATTACCAAAAGAATCAATTTCATCAGTTTGAATCTTAGATGCACTAAAATTACCAACTACATCTACCGATTGAGATGAGAAATTAGCTATTCTACTCCCGCTTACAAATAAAGAAATTTTATCTTTAGTTTGTTGATTTAAACCATTAGGGTTACCGCCTAAATATTCCATTCATTAAAACTTTTATGTTATCTCCAATACTGAAACAATTACATCCGCAGAGTTAGCTAATGATGAGGTTACTGAAAGAAAATCTCCAGCTTCTAAAACTAATTTTTGCTCACCACCAACCAATATGTTAGAACTACCAGGTAAAATTAGTGAATCTTTCACAACATATACAACTTTATTTGCGGAGTTATCTCTAACCATCACACTAACTGAAATATTATTTGTGTTTACATTCGCTACACCAACACCAATTACAGTTGTAGATGTATTAACAGGAGTTTCGTAAACTTTAACACCTGATGTTCCAATTGAACCCGTTATACTATTTTTAAATGCGTTTGCCATTTTTTTATTTTTTTTATCCTAATGCTATTGCAAATGCAATAGACGAATCCAATACATCAACTCCATCTACTAAATATCCACCATCTGTTAAATTCATTGAACCAGTCATTCTTATAGAGCCACTTACTGCCAAACTATTGTTTACAATAAGATTAGCAAATGATGCCTGTTGAACATCAATAGTTCCTTTAAAAGAGCCAGTAAATGAGCCACTTAAATTTGCGTAAGCAGATAATGCCTGTGTAATTGAACCCGAAAATATTGGACTATGTATAATCATCTATATCTATATGCTTTTTGTTATAGGTATAAATATAAATATTTTCCCTTTTAAGGTTTAACCGGCCAAGTTATATTAAATGGATTAGTTTGAGATGTGATATCTCTTAAAGATTGTCTGTATTCAGACCAAATTACTTTTGTTTCGGATGGAATATCCGATAATTGCGTCCAATCGCACTCTGATAATAATTCGTTTCGAATTTCTCTAACAACAAACCATTGATTTTCTAATCTGTAATCTATTTCACTTTCGGATGCATTTACTTGAACCCAATTTTGATAATATACACCATCCACTAATATTGGCGTTCCTTCGGTAATATTTTTTGTGTAATCATTTGGTTTTGGAGTTTGTTCAACTTCATATAAACCAAATTGAGTCATAGTTTCTTCTCCAATTTCATTTGGGAATGTAATATTTCTATGCGCAGCTTTTAAATCCTTAATTGTATAAGGATAACTGATTTCATTATTTATAATTCGTAAATACATATTAAGTAAATGTTGGTGGTATTGATGCGAAGTTTGTTAAACCGGTGCAATTTCTAAATGCATCAGTTCCAGCAGGTGTTGGTACTCTATTCCATAATTCAGGAGCAGTACCTACTAAAGCATTTGAAGTTGAACTCATATTATAAACTTGTGAGAATGTTGTTACCGCTGTATTAAATGTAAATTGTAATACATTTGTTAATGCTCTACAATTTCTAAATGTACCAGAGAAGCTTGTTACATTGATATTTAGGTCAAATAAAGTTGATGGTACGGAAGTTAAACTCGCACACGCAAAGAAACAGGATGCAAAAGATGATACATTTACCGCAGTATCAAATAATCCAGTTGGTACAGTTGATATTGTATTAATTGTTGCAAATGCACTAGCAAATGATGTTACATTAGGTGAAAAATCAAATATATCAGCGGGTATGGATGTTATAGATGTACCATTCATAAAATTTGAAAAACTTAATATTTCATTTAAACCATCATATCCACCAACTGCACTTAATGATGCACTACTTGGTATAGAAGTTATATTTATACACCCATAAAAATTTAATGTTCTTAATCCTACTGTACCAAATTGTGTAATACTTGTTATTAAACTTCTTATTCCTACGTTATTATTTACTTGAAAACCTGGCATAAATCCACTAATAGTAATTGTATATGTACCAGCTGAAACATATGTATGAATTCTATTTGGCGATGAAGATGATGTAATTAAAGGCGATGAACTACTATCTCCCCAATTTATATTTAATTGTGGAGTAAGCCCACCATAATCGGTGATTGGGCATGTAAATATAGTATTAGCCGATGTTGTTGTAATTTGAAACACAAATGGAAATGCTTGTGTTGAATCTGATTCTGCTAGTCTTCTTGCTATTCCCATAATATTAACTTAAATTTTTTGCTATTGTAAATCCATACCAATTTGTACCACCATCAAATGTATAAAACACTAACACATCTTCACCGGATGATGTTAATACGGGTTGAATACCACCTGCCCAATTAACCGATGCTGGCCATGTAATCACATACGCCCCCGCATTTACAGTCAATAATGTAAATCCAAATGCCTTAGAAGCAGGTGCGTTAGTGAATGTTACTGTGGCCGTTGCGTTAAATTGTCTTCTAAAATTATTTGCAGTTGAACAATCTATTGCAACACTTCCACCAGTTGCTAAATCACTATAAATTTCTCTATACGCAGTTGCTTCTAAATATGTACTAGCATCCAATCCTCCAGTTAATGTAATATCACCTGTCTGATTTGTATTACCAACTATTGTTAATGTAGACCCATCAAAAGTTATATTAGATTCTACGTTAGCGCCTGCAGGTGCGTTTGTATATGTTAGTAATCCATCATTAGTTGTACCTGTTAATAATAATAATCCAGATGTTCCCGAAGAACCACCACTTCCGGATGTTCCAGATGTTATACCAGGTGCCGATGTTCCGGATGAACCCGTTGTACCTGATGTACCCGAACTGAATCCGGGTGCGGATGTTCCCGATGAACCATCAATTCCACTTGTTCCGGATGTACCAGAAGTTCCGGATGTAACTCCAAAAAAGGATGTACCACTACTTCCGGTAGAACCAGAAGTGCCAGAAGTACCAGAAGTACCTGATGAAAATCCAGGTGCCGATGTACCCGATGTTCCTGATGAACCATTTTCTCCGGAAGAACCCGTTGACCCCATTGCTCCAGATGTTCCGCTTGTTCCAGATGAACCAAATAGAGTCCCATCCAATCCGGATGTTCCGCTTGTTCCAGATGTACCAGAAGTTCCAGATGAGCCAGATGTGCCAGAAGTTCCACTTATTCCTGATGTACCGCTACTTCCAAATAAAGTTCCATCTAGTCCGGATGTTCCGCTTGTACCGGAAGTTCCAGATGTACCAGATGAACCACTTATTCCACTTGTTCCCGATGTACCTGATGTACCACTACTTCCAAATAAAGTTCCATCTAATCCTGATGTTCCTGAAGTTCCACTTGTTCCTGATGAACCGGAAACTCCACTTGTACCTGAAGTACCCGAAGTTCCTGATGTTCCACTACTTCCAAATAAAGTTCCATCTAATCCTGACGTTCCTGAAGTTCCTGATGTTCCTGAAGTTCCTGATGTTCCACTCGTGCCACTTTCACCAGATGTTCCTGAAGTTCCCGATGAACCAAATAAAGTTCCATCTAATCCTGATGTGCCTGAGGTACCTGAACTTCCACTACTACCATCCAATCCACTAGTGCCTGATGTTCCAGATGTACCCGATGTTCCACTACTTCCAAATAAAGTTCCATCTAATCCTGATGTTCCACTTGTACCGGAAGTACCCGATGAACCGCTTTCTCCTGAAGTACCTGATGTACCACTTGTTCCCGAAGTTCCTGATGAACCAAATAAAGTTCCATCTAATCCTGATGTTCCGCTTGTGCCAGAAGTTCCAGAAGTTCCACTTTCTCCTGATGTACCAGAAGTTCCACTTTCTCCGGATGTACCACTACTTCCAAATAAAGTTCCATCTAATCCCGATGTTCCCGAAGTACCTGAAGTTCCCGATGAACCGCTTTCTCCTGAAGTACCTGAAGTTCCTGAAGTACCACTTTCTCCCGAAGTACCACTACTTCCAAATAAAGTTCCATCTAATCCTGATGTACCAGAAGTTCCACTTGTTCCCGATGAACCACTTTCTCCGGATGTACCCGAAGTTCCACTTTCACCTGATGTTCCACTACTACCAAAGAATGTGCCATTTAATCCAGATGTTCCGGATGAGCCATCAATTCCACTAGTTCCTGATGTACCAGAAGTTCCAGATGTACCAGAAGTTCCATCTATGCCTGAAGTTCCAGAAGTTCCACTACTTCCAAATAAAGTTCCATCTAATCCTGATGTGCCTGAGGTACCTGAAGTTCCACTGCTACCATCCAACCCACTAGTACCTGATGTTCCTGAAGTACCAGATGTACCTGATGAACCGAAGAATGTTCCATCTAATCCTGATGTTCCTGAAGTTCCTGATGTTCCTGAAGTTCCATCTGAACCGGATGTTCCCGAAGTTCCTGATGTACCATCTATTCCACTTGTTCCGGATGACCCGTCAATTCCAGAGGTACCCGAAGTTCCATCCGAACCACTTATACCTGATGTACCCGAAGTTCCCGATGTTCCTGATGTACCATCTGAACCAGAGGTACCCGAAGTTCCTGATGAACCACTTATTCCACTTGTTCCCGATGAACCACTTTCTCCTGAAGTACCTGATGTACCAGAAGTTCCATCACTACCAGAAGTACCACTTGAACCCGATGTGCCAGAAGTTCCATCTATACCTGAAGTTCCTGATGTTCCTGCTGAACCTTCGGTACCAGAAGTACCAGAAGTGCCAGATGTTCCAGAAGTTCCTGATGAACCATCACTACCCGAAGTTCCTGAAGTTCCTGATGTACCAGATGTTCCAGATGTTCCAGAAGTTCCTGATGAGCCAGATGTTCCAGAAGTTCCCGAAGTACCCGATGTTCCATCACTACCACTTGTACCGGAAGTACCAGATGTTCCTGATGTGCCTGATGTGCCTGAGCTACCGGATGTACCATCACTACCACTTGTACCGGAAGTACCAGATGAGCCAGAAGTACCAGAGGTTCCCGATGAACCGGTTGAACCTGACGTTCCTGATGAACCACTTGTGCCCGATGTTCCGGATGAACCCGCTTCACCAGTAGAACCAGATGTACCTGAAGTACCTGAAGTTCCCGATGTTCCATTTGAACCACTTATACCTGATGTACCTGATGTTCCTGAAGAACCTCCACTACCGGATGTACCAGATGAGCCGCTTTCACCACCACTACCAGACGTTCCGGAAGTACCCGATGTTCCACCACTTCCACTTGAACCAGACGTTCCCGATGTTCCATCACTTCCTGATGTCCCACTCGTGCCACTTGTACCGCTAGTTCCAGAAGTACCAGAAGTACCCACACTACCTGAAGTTCCTGAAGTTCCTGAAGTTCCACTTGTTCCAGATGTACCAGAAGTTCCTGATGTACCCGATGAACCAGCTGAGCCGGTTGAACCGGATGTACCACTACTACCAGATGTTCCAGAAGTTCCTGATGTTCCAGAAGTTCCTGATGTTCCAGACGTTCCTCTTGTACCGGAAGTACCACTTGTGCCGGAACTACCTGATGTACCAGATGTACCAGATGTACCAGATGTACCACTCGTGCCACTTGTACCGCTTGTTCCAGAACTACCAGAAGTTCCTGATGTTCCAGACGTTCCGCTTGTGCCGGAAGTTCCCGATGTTCCAGAAGAACCATCACTACCACTTGTACCAGAAGTACCCGAAGTGCCACTTGTACCGGATGTACCACTTGTTCCGGATGTACCCGATGTTCCATCGATACCGCTTGTACCTGATGTTCCTGAAGAACCACTTGTTCCACTTGTACCTGATGTTCCTGAAGAACCACTTTCACCTGAAGTTCCTGATGTACCAGATGTTCCAGATGAACCCACTGCCGCTGCTATATTTCTTCTTTCTAATCGTTTTGTTGTACTATTCCAAACAACAACATCTTCTGATGAACCAGATGTTAAATTACCTAGAAAGAAACTACCACTTACACCTAAACTAGCACTAATTACTAACGATGCATTTATTGTTTGGTCTGTGTTAATTTGTAAGAATGAAGATGTATCAGATGTTGGTGTAGTTAACGCAAACGATGCGGTAAGTGCTGATACTGCAAATTGTACACTATTCATTCCTAATGGACCATCTACATCTTCCGAAAGAATATAAGATGCAGTTTGAGCAGAAGCACCAGCGCCACCACCACCTAAAATAGTTACCAATACACCATCCGAACCAGATGCTACTACATCAACACCAGAGCCAGTAAAATGAATTTTTCCTACCTGTGCTTTTACTAATGAACTTGTTTGATATATACGCAATTCAGTTCCTCCGCCTTGCGATGCGTTTAATGCGTATGATGCTGTTAATGCGTAAGATGAACTTACCGCACTAAATACGGCCATTGATGCCGTTTGGTCATTTCTTACATATGCATTTGCGTTTGCCAAAGATGCAGATAACGATACCAATGATGCCGAATCAAATCCAGTCACAGCATCTGCAAGTGTTGCCCTTCTCGCATATGATGCGGATAACACTTCACCAAATACTCTATCACCATTTATACTACCATTAATTAAAGAACCACCACTACCAATTACAACATGCCCACTAGTCAATCCACTAAATAGAATTTGAATAGTATCATCATCAATTGATTTTATTGTGCCAGGTAAAATTTGGTCTTCCGAACCGGTGGCGTAAACCTGAACCATTGGATATCTAATTCCTAAATTGTGTACGATTGTTAATGTACTTACATTATTGAATGATACCGTTTCGGTTAATGAAGTTTCAGGTTGTGGTATGAAATATCCTTGTGTTGGATTAAATCTTAAAATATCATATTCTGCTGATGCAGTTGGTCCTACTCCTTGGAAATTATATGTACCTAAGAATGAACCGGTAAATAATTGAGATTTAATAACATTACTTGCTGTAATATTATTTACCAATATTTTATTCAATACGTTCAAATCACCCTGTATAGATGCTGAGGTATTTACAACCAATCCTAAATTTGGAGAAATTTCGGCGGTTACAGATCCAGATTGTAATAGAGAAGTTTCAAATGCCAAATTAGCAATATTGATATTTCTTAATCCGCTACCATCTCCAATGAATGAAGAACCAGATGCTGCTATTACATTTCCTCCACTTACAAATATACTTCCACTTACAGTCAATGAACCGGAAAATATTCTTACATTTGTATTTACTTCCAATCCTTTGTTTGGAGAAATCACGCCTTCAACCGAACCGGATATAATTCTATCCAATTTAAGGTCTTGCAATGCATTTGCAGGAATGTTAAATAATCCACCACCATCACCTATATAAAGTGCCGCTGTTATTGGTACATTTACATCTAATTGTTCTGGATCTATTATTGCTCTACCAGAACCAGATTGTATTCTATCTAATTGCAAATCTTCTAATGCTGATGCTGGTATATTAAATAATCCGCCACCATCTCCATCATAACGAGATGCTGAT